CTGCGTATTTGTGTGCCGCAATAAGAACAGTTACATCTGGGTTAAACATAGCATACCACAATAGATAACCTGCGGCTGTTGTTGACTTACCTGTCTGTCTAGGTAGCATGTTAATATTAAATCTATAGTTGTGATATGAATCTACAAGTCTCTCTTGAAACTCAAATGGTGCAAATAACAATTTACCTTTTGTAGGATGTTGAATATAGAAAAAATTATCCATAAAGAATTTAGCACCTGTATCTGGATTCATACAGGCTGTAAGTTCTTCAATTTGTTTTTTTGTGTATCTAGTCTTTGAGTGTGCTTTTTTAACTAGTACACCGTCAAGACTTTTTCCTTGTTGTGCCATACTAATATTTAGTGGAGTTTTAAGTGGTTAGGCTTTTTTCTTAGCCATCTTAGTTGCAGTAGCGTACATTACTGCTTCTGCATCTTTGCCATAGCGATCTTTAAAATCGCTCTTTGCTTTCTTCATACCTTTAACGTATTTTTCCTTGGTCTTTCCTTCTTTCTTAGAAAGTTTACGTTCTGTTAGTTCGTGTATACGCATTACGGTGCAGTTGGATAATTAGTATCATCAGTATCTATTTGTCCTGCACTATGCTTATCTAATTTACCTAGATACTCGATAATTTGATCCACATTCATTTTACTTAGATCATGCTTAACCACTTTAGGTTTGATTTGCATTGTAGCAAGGTCATTGATCGGTCTTGCGGTTGCTCCTTGAACTAGTGCATTTTCAAGATCTATTTTTTCTTTTAACTTGTCGTATTCTTGTTTAGTAAACACATCAGTGTTTTCGTTTATGTCGTCTTTAAACAATATCCCGCCTGGTGTTTTCTTATAACCAGTGCCGTCTGGTTTTGCTTGACTTAAAATCTTGCTAACGTTACTGTTAGGATCTTCGTGTTTTTTAGCACTACGTATAACCTTGTTCATGTCATCGTCAATGCCTTTGATTACTGGTTCGATACGTTCTTTAAGTTTAGTGCCTTTACCTGCATTCTTTATTTTTTTAATAATTTTTATAAGCGTTACTCCAGGGCCTAAAAATACGCCGGCCGCCATCATGCTAAAATATATAGCAATGGCTTGTTTTTCTTCGGGAAGCATGTTTCCACGCATCCATCTACCATACCAATCTTTTTTGCCATATTCCCAGTAAAAATTCCAAGCGCCGAGTAGCGATGTACCTACACCTGCAAGTCTTAAAAATCTCCATGCCCACACACCTACATAACGTAATGCCGCCATGACATAAGGCGCTATTGCTAGTGGTCCTGCTTCGTTTATTTCTGATTGGTCAGTCTTTTTTTTTACATCTGCACTTTCGTTAACAAATGTAATGTAGTCTTGGCGTAGTGCCTCTTCAATATCCTCGAGGGGATTATCGCCTCGCATAGAAAACTTACGAGGTAGTTTTTTAATTTCTGTTTTACCGTATTGTTTTTCTAAACTGTCTACGGAATATTTTTCTTCTTCTTTTTCTTTGCCCATTGAATTAGCATAACCTTCTTCAGTTTGATCATCTTCATGGTATGCAGGATCTTTTACTCTTAGGTCTTTAGGATTTTTAGAACCATTTAAACCATTTAGCCCTGCTAGTCTTGTAATATCATTTGTGGTGCTGTAATGTTCGTCGGGTGCATTTTCATATTCTGCTTCACCTGGTTCTTCACAACCACAGTTTCCATTGATGTTGTCATCACCTTTCATAGTCATGTCTGGTGTGTCGCCTTGTGGCATCATGTCTTGACCTACTGGTTCCATACCAGCAAGTTTCATAATTCTTTGTAGTGCAGGTAGATCATCTGGTGAGTCAGCAGTAATAGTAATTGCTTCGTTTACAGATTCTTTAACTGATTTACCGCAGTCTGGTCCGCAGTTACAATTAGGACCACAGTTACCGCCACATGCACAATCTTTATTGCAATTACATGCTTTGGCTTCGTTAGTTTTTTTCTTTTCTTTATCTTTTACGGCTTTCTTCATTGGCTCTTTTTTGTCACCGTCACCGTCAATATCGATGTAATCAGGTTTTGCTTTTTTACCTTCATCAACTTGATCATAATAACCTAAGTCTTTTAATTTTTTCATTACATCAATCATTTCACGTGTAGCCATAATTATTCCCCTGCTTGTCTATCTTTTGCTTCTTTAGCAAGACTTTGCAAAAATGTTTCTTTACCTTTTTCTGTAACAACTAAGTCGTCTTTGTTAACATCTGGACCATCGTATTTGTATTCACCGTCCATAAGTTTTGATTCATATGTAGTATCTTCAGACTCTTTTTGATATTCTTCATATGGCTCACCTGGTGCACGTACTCTAATATTTTCTACGCTTACGTTTGTAAAGTTTGCAATGTAGTGTCTTAATTGATCCTGTGTAGTTGGATAATTTAGAGTAGTTTCAAACACAGTTACTTCTGTATGAGTCATTTGTGGAAAGTCTAATGGTACACTCTGAATAGGAGTTTTCTTACCTGCTGTAAGATTTGTGATTTCATATTTTTTCAAAGCAGTTTCCATCTTATCCTCAAAGCCTTCAGGTAGTTCGCCCGCTACTTTAATGATAAAATCGTATTGTTTACTCGCTTCTGATAGATACTTTTTAAAATCCATGGTTACTCCTAATATGTATAGTTATTTATCTTCTTGCTTGTTTAAAATTTCTTGAATGAGCGAGTTACGATCAATGATTACGCCCTCACTATCCACTGTATTTGCAGTATCACCTGCTTTTTGATCTATTTGTTGCTTTTTAAGTTGTAATTCAACCATTTTTAACTTCTTATCAAGTTTAGCACTCTTAGCATCAATAGCATTTTTAAGACTGCCTACAGCAACTTCAAAAACACGGCCTGCATAGCGGCTTTCTACATTCATACCCAAATCCATTAGATCTTCGTATGTTGCTTTTGCTTTATCTGCAAGTTCGTCTAACTCTTTATCTGCTAATTCTCCAAGTCCTTTTACCATAGGCAGTGCCGCTGATATTTTATCAAACTCAGCAATGGTTCTTTCCATCTGCTTGACTTGTTTTGGAGTATCAACTACTTCTTGTTTTGGTTCTTCTACTTGCTCCATAGTTTCTTTAACTTCTGGAAGATCAAGTAATTCTTCTAATTTCTTCGTCATAATAGTACTTATCTTTTCCCTTGATGGAACAAATCTTTTTCTGTTACAATTCTAAAAAATATGCCATGCTGTTTAGCATAAGCATTTGCCGCTTCCCATTTTGCTTTGTTTTTTATAAACTGTGCTTGATTATATGTGTTCTTACCAACATTTTCTCTTACAGTTTGATTTTGGGGTTTGATTTCAATTATTTCTGCTTTTGTTTTTCCTTTTTTATTACTGTACACAATAAAAAAGTCTGGAACATAAATTGTATATTTTCCTGTAAGCGGATCTCTATAAGGAATTTTAATTGACTCACTGGCCCATTTAGCAATAGCAGGATGTTCATCGCACAATTTCATAAAGTGCCATTCCCAACTACTTCTATACATAGGTGTTTTTGTTCCTATATATTTGTCTGGATTTTTAAGATCGTATCTGCCTTGGGCAAACTTCATAGCCATGTTTATGCCCCATCGATGATATTTCTTTTAGCACTGTTGTCAACTTTTTCTTTTGCTGTTCCTAACGTGCTTGACTTTGGCCTATTGATATTTAAAATTTCTCCAAGCGTATCTGTTAATTGCATATTTGAAGTTTGTCTAAGTTCTTCATAAATTGTCATTGGATCTATTTCATCAATATTACACTGCTTTAAAATAATATTAGTTGATTGTTTTGCAGTTTCAGGAGCCATACCTTTTCTTGTTAATAGATCAACAAACGCAGTTACATCACTAGATTTTAAATTAATTTCTTGTTTATTAAAACTATTAAAAAAATCTAGCGTTTGATCAGCACTATTATTTGCTGATTCACCTACTGTTGTGTATACATTTGTACTCACTCTTTAACTCCTAATTAACACTTTGTTGATTTTCATCGCCGGCGTTTCCAGCACCTTGTTGATTGTTTTCTAATTGACCAGATGCAGTTCCTGAAGGATTACCGGCTTCTGCTTTAGTACGTTTCGCCGCATCAAACTTGTCAGCACCTTTTTGATCAATTGTTTGTCTAGCACTTCTTATTAAACTTTGTTCTGTAATGCCTTGAATTTCGTTTCGTACACCTTCTTTGGTTAACTGTTTTGCATTATCAATTGTGTTCTTGGCTTTAATTGCAGTACCAATAAATGCAAACGGATTTGCAAAAGCATCACCACTTGCAACATCTCCGAATACATCTAAGCCGCCAGCAAGTACACCATTTGCTCCAAAGAATCCTGCTGTTCCTCCACCCATTACACTTAACGGTGAAGGAGTTCTATCGTAGTGCAGTGTTGCAAAACCTGTAGGATTATCAGTAGTAACTCTACCTGTTGCGTATTTTACACCTTCATAAATTACAGTCATTTGATTTTCTCTTGGAGCACTATCTCCTGCACTCATTGATGGAGGATCCCAACTTTGTATCATAGGATTGATTAGTGTAAATTCAAAAAATCTATGACGTGCTAATTGATATATACTGACACCTTCATTTTGAAAGAAGTTTTTATTTCTATCACTGTTTAAACCAAATTTTACATATTGTTCTGATCCTTGATAAGGAGTTTGCTTATAAAGTTCTTGCCAATATAAACTATCGTTATAGTTTGCTTTAAAATACTGTTGCCAGAATGCGTTGGTTAGTCCGTCATTGTCATCATGAAAATTAATTGTAACAGGTGCGTATGTTACTGCTGTTTGGTAATTTGTTTTTTTACCGTATTGATTTTTTGTATCCGTTTGTACTTGTATTCCGGGTAATTTTACGTCTTTAACTAGCATACCACATTCAATTTGTGGACTTGCTCTGTTAAAAGTACCATCTGGTGATCGTAACGCAACATTATTAATATTAAATGTTACATGATATAAAAATCCAACCTTAGGTGCAAGACGCATATAGTCATCAGTAAATAAACGAGCCGCGTGTTGATAATCACGCATGTCGCCTTCACTTCCGAATATACCGTTGAATACGTTTCCTAAAAACTTTGTTAACTTGGCCATACTATTATTTAGTCGTAAAAAAAGGCCGGAGATTTTTACGTCTCCGACCTTAAATTTTAAAAGTTTTTATTAACCTGTTGCTAACGTTCTAATTGTTCTGCCAACTGCGCCGCCTAAGCCACTTGGTTGACCTGCACCATTAGTTTGAATAGCATTATCATATTGGATTTGCAGTTGAATATCAACTGGATTTGAATCACTGTATGATAACTGGTTGTAGTTAATATCTTGAACAAAGCAACCTACTAACTCAAAAGTTTCAAGTACGCTAGGAGCATTAGCGCCATTACCACCATCAAGTATTTCGATTCTACCTTTGAACTTGTAATCAACACCAGATGCCGCACTTGACTGTTCGAAGAAGTCAAACTGCTTCTGAAGTTGCTCACCGCACAGTTTGTTAACTGAGTTGTTCACGTCATCTCTTAGAGTGATTGTGATTGGTTGCCATGTATGTTTACCTGCATAGTAAACTTTTGAGTTGTAAACATCAATTGCTACAGATTCAAAGTTTACATTAGGTCTCGTTACATCGATAACCTGCTTTGTTAATTCTACACTTGGACTTCCAGCACCAAAATTTTCAAGTGATACTCTAAAGCGATACTTTAGTTTTGGCATCAACAAACCTTGGGTGGATGCTGACTGATCACTTGCTAATGGAACTGTAAATCTACTTAAACTTGAAATTGCCATTATCTTGCTCCTTTTACAGTTTTATTTATCTTCATTATTGAGCCCCCAAAGTTGCTATTTCGCCTGTGTTCTTTAAGCGTAATGGTATGTAGATAAATTCAACAGCCTTGACAGGTTCAATAGCAATGTCTAAGTAAAGTTCATTTCTATCAATTCTGCTTGGTGTGTTGTTAGTTTCATCACATACAACTAGGAAGTCGTATAGTGCTCTTTGACCTACTAACTCAAGCAATAAACTTTCTGCCGCTTGTTTGATCTCGTCACGTGTAATCTTATCGTTTGGTTCAAACAAGAACGGTTTAGCAAGTAGATTTAATTGACGTCTTAGGTACGCTGTTAAACGTGCCACGTTAATTCGATCTAATGCACTTGCGTTTCTTGCTCTTGTAACTTGTCCAAAGTTAACCAATCCACTTCCAGTAATGAATGTGATTGGGTTAATCTTAGCACTTTGCATTGTATCTCTTGTACCGTCATTTAATGATACTGGTGTAAATTCACCTTCATTGTTGATATAACCAACACTTGAAGCATTGCTAATACCACCACGTCTTGTACCTGCTGGTGCAAACCATGGGAACGATACTTGATCGCTCAGTGCAATAGTTTTAAGCATCATGTGACTTGGTGGAACAACAATGTTGTTACCAGTTAAGTCTGTTGTAAATCCTGATGGATAAAATGTTGCCATGTATTCATCGTATGTTACAAATCCATCTTCACCATCTGCTAGTGCATTACCTGTGTTGTTACCATAATTTTGTAACGTAGTTGCACTTGCTGATAATCTAAATGGAGTATCTGCTACAACAAAGCCAGTAATTCCTCTGTCAATGTTTAGATTTACAAGGTTACTTGTTAGTTCTGGATAACCAGGAGCCGCTAACAATGTGTATGCTCTTGTTTCTTCATCTCTTAGATCGTCGTTGGTATCAATTTGTGATTTTAGTGCCGCAACAACTGTTTTACGTTGTGCTTTACGACCAAACAATCCTGAACCATCTTCAGCAGTTGTATTCCAACCTACCCATCTATTAACTTTGTAAGAAGCCATTGACTCTTCAGATCCGCCATTGTAAACAGCGCCGTTACCTTCAAATCTCTTGTTCTTACCTGAGTTTTCGTTAATATCAATATGTGTAGTTCTAAAGATTTTAACATTGTTTCCTGAACGTCTAGTGTTCCATAACAACATACCTCTTGGGTATAGTGACGGATCTGGAGCATCTGGATCTAAGTAATCACTTACAAGCATTTTTTCAATAAGTGCTTTAGTGTCACCAGTTACACCTGTTTCACCATAACGTGCATCAGCAAATAAGATACCATCTTCTGAAGTTTGGTCTGTTACATCAACAGCCGCCCATTCTAGATTTAAGCCATCATATTTGTAAACCTTTTGTCCATAAGTTTCAGTGTTGCCTGAGTCAATCCAAAGATCACCGTTTACTAGTGAAGTTCCGTCTGACTGTTGTGTAGGCTCAGTTGCTGAAACAATAGGTCCTTTAGGATCAGCATCACTGTATACTTTGTTATAGCCTCTCCATGTAGTACCGTCGTGTACCATAATATCTACGTCATCAAGTGTAGTATTATACCATAGTGTTCCGTCTGCTGGATCACTTGTAGGTGCACCTGCTTTTGCTTCATAACTCAATGGCTTCCAGTTAGAAATAACTAGGTCTTCACTTGCTTGGCTACCAGCGGCATAAACGTTGTCAACTGAACTTGTGAAGCCTGCTGTTGCTAATGGAGTACCATTTCCATCTGTTAATCTAATTTCACCGCCGATTGTGTGACTAATTTTAACATTTCCGTTTGCAGTAACTTCTGCAACTACGTTTGTTAATCCTGCGTCACTGATTGCTTCAACTAGTGCATCTGCATCAGTACCTGTGAAACTTACACTTGCACTTGTAAATGCTGTTGCAGTTTTAGTTGTTTCAGCGATTGTAAATGTTTTTGTACCAGCACTAATAGTTGGATTAGAAACACTACCAGTTGCACTTGTAGGACTTGGAATTAGTCTTCTGTACAATTTGAAGTCTGCAATTTGTTTTGAATCTTCAGTTGTGTTTGCTAAAGCAAATAATGTTCCAGTTGGAATATTTTGTCCGCCTTCTGAATCAAGTGTTTTAATTGCTTCTGCCGCACTGTTGTAAATTGGTGTCCCAACAGTTGACCATAAGCCTGTACCTGTGCTGTACAACTTAACTTTTAAACTTGCACCTAAGTTAGGTGTAGTAGTTTTCATGTAAACAGAACCAGTAGGTCTTAAACCACTGTAACCTGTTCCACCAACCTCAACTCTGTCAGTTGCTCTCCATAATGGAACTGAACTGTGTGCTGAAATTTGTAATTCTGGTGAATGGAAATATCCTGCTGTAATACCCAAGTCAGTTAAAATTTGTCCTGAACCTTCTTCAATTAAAATAGCACCGTCAGTAGTTGTACCGTCTGTGCTTGAAGTTCCGTCTGAGTAGATTTTAACTCTATCATTAGCATCCAGTTTAGCACCAACACCTGGAATAGCCGCATCGTTAATTGCTTGTACAAATGTTGTTGGTGTTGAACCTGAATTGTTAACTTGTGTATTGTTAATAATAACGTTTGTGCTTCCTAACACACTTGGTGTTAGTGTAGCAGTAATTGTTGGCCAACTTGTTTTCCAAGTAGTTGATGTCCAAGTAGTTGATGTAGCAAAACCAACAGCATCAAATGCTGACTCGTCGTATGAACCAACTTGTACCCAAACGTTATCTTCGTTTTTATACCAAACTTTGTTTTGTGTGTTCCAAGTAACAACAGCATAGTCGCCTTTTGCGCCAACGCTTCCTTTGATACCTGTATACGTTGCACCACTTACTCCTGTAAGATCTGATGATGCACTGATAACAGTTGGTGTTTTATTTGTAAATGTTTGTGTAGAACCATTCCACTGGAATAATCCATATAAAGAATCGTCAGTGTCGAACCAGTAAGTTCCGTCTGCTGGAGCACCTGCTGGTGCATCGTTTGATCCTTGTAATTTTCCTAAGTCTACATTCGCTCTTACAACATACGCTCTGTTTGCCACACCTAGGTATGAATAAGCCGCCTGTAAACCATACTCATTTAATTCGTTACCATGTAGTGGGTTATTAGAAGTGTCTGTATAGAAAGTTGGATTACCAAAGGTTTCTGTTAACTCTCTCTGACTGGTAATTAAGTAAACTTTGTTTTTGTTTGATGCTAGTGTACCTGCCGCAGTTCCTGTCCCTGTGCCTGATGGTTTGCTTTCAGCAGTAGCAACAACAATTAAAGGTGTTGTAGCACCAGCGGCTGGGGTATAGAAACTTTCATCAATTACGCTAACTTCAACTCCGGGTGATGATAGTGCCATGTTATATACTCCTTGTATGGTTTTAGTATTTCTAAAAGTATTTATACAGATCTAGGAAAAATGCTATGTAATATACGTATGAAAAGGGGTCGAAAAGGGCGTGATAAATACAGTTATGACTAGGTCTTTATGTAAGCAATGCAAGAAACGCCCGGTTGCTATTAACTATTACAAAGGCAAAAAGCCTTACTATAGAAGCAAGTGTGATCGTTGTGCTAGTGGCAGATCACCTGGAATACCGTTTTGGCATAAGGCAGGATATCGTCAAAAAGATAAGTGTGATAAGTGCGGATATTCAAGCAAACACAATGAACAGTTTAATGTGTATCATATAGACGGAAACTTAACTAATTGTAAGCATAGCAACTTAAAAACTATATGTGCTAACTGTCAAAGAATTATGCAAAAAACAGGTGTTACTTGGAAGCAGGGAGACCTAACACCTGACTTCTAACAGCGTTGTGTAAATCTTCTAAAGACCCGTCATTCTCAACAACACCGTCAACTTTTTGTCCGACCCACGCATATTCACTAATGTGAACATCAGGATGTTGTTCTTTCATCTTGTCTGTCAACACCATGTTTTTTGTGTGTTTTGCTTCTTCGTTGTGATCGTTTTGTCTTATAGCATCTTCAAACCATGCAGGTTCGGGGCCGCGTTTTATTCTATAAACCTTACCACGTAAACGCTTGATCATTTTAATTTCATTAGGAAAACGTACATCGCTAATAACAGCATCTTGCTTCATCTGTAGCAGTTTGCTTTCTAAACTAGCAATCCATATATCGTCATGAAAACCTTTACGTAGTACATCTGTACCCCAGTATTGTAATATCCAACGCGGAGTAAGGTTAGGCATGTTTAATTTGTCTGCCCACCATTCATCTACTTGCTCACGCCACAGTCTTGATTCTTCTGTATTACCTTCAAGGAATTCTCTATCCCAACCAAAAACTGCTGATACAGCATCTTTAAGAGTAGTCGCAAAACTAACACGTTTAAACCCGCCTTCGCTAACAAGTGTGTCAGCACAGGTATCTTTTCCAGAGCCAATCAGGCCGACGAAACCAACAATCATAGTAAGTTTATATATCCCATGTAAAAGTTTATTATATGCTAGGTGAATAAAAAAGTCAAGTGTTTTTATCCAATAACAAACGATAATGGAGTAGAACCATCAACATAATTTGCCAAATCTTGTTCTAACTTTTCAATATCCGATTGTGCATCCGCTTTGAGTGCGTCTCCGTTTAATGAAGTACCTCCCTGCGGTGTTGAAATTGTAGCAAATTTGCCACGTGCTTCACCAATCATGTATTTGCACGTTGCAAGTGTATAATCTTTTAACCATTGTCCTGCATAAGGATCACTTAGCAAAATAAAGTCTGGTCTTTGATTGTACACCGCTAACATAACTTCTTCATCGCCTCTAGGTCTTTGCATTATTGTTAGTTTGTGATTAACTGGATCAAATTTAAAGTTAATAAAAGAGCCAAACATTTTACCTACAAGTTCTTGATAACCAGCAAAGGCCATATAAGTTGCCAACCCGCCCATTTGCGTAGAACTTAATAGATAGGTGTTTGTGTATGCAAGGTTGAATGGTTCAAATATTGTACCACCTTGACCACCACCGCTTCTTGATCCAATACTTCTGCGAAACACTTCTTTGACACTTTGTATTTCATTTGGAAGTATGTAATCGTTAGTATCCTCTTTTAATTCTAAAAATGAGTAAGATTCTTCTACAGAATTTTCTGCTCTCTGTCTGTATTTGCCAAGTGCTTTCTCTAGTGCTACTTCGTAGTGATCAACATCTAGTTCAACGTCGATCATACCGTCGCCTAGCAACTTCTTGACGTAGTTAAAAAGTTTTGTTTTTGCAGTATCTAATTGTGTGCTCATGCTATTATTTATTCGATCGTCATTCCAATAAATACATTTGTTATGCCCAGATTAAGTTTATACAAACCGGAGAAATCCGCTGATTATCGCTTTATAGACAAGACTGTATATGAAGCATTTCAGATCGGTGGAACAGACATATTTGTTCACAAATATGAGGGTCCTGTTGAGCCAAGTAAAGGTACACCAACTCAACCCAAAGGAGTAAGCGATATTCCTGAGACTAAAATACAGGATTTATTATTTTTAGAAAACCGTGATAGAAAATATTCAGATGATGTTTATACTCTACGTGGTATTTACAATGTACAAGATTTAGACTTTGACTTATCACAGTTTGGAATGTTTTTACAAAACGATACTGTGTTTATTACATTCCATCTAAACAGAAGTGTTGAGTCAATTGGTAGAAAACTTATGAGTGGCGATGTATTAGAATTACCGCACTTAGCAGATGACTATGCACTAAATGATTTTCAAGTATCGCTAAAACGTTTTTATGTAATTGAAGATATAAGTCGTCCTAGCGAAGGCTTTTCACAAACTTGGTATCCACATTTACTAAGAGCAAAATGCAAACCAATACTAGACAGTCAAGAATTTAAAGAAATTTTTGATAAAGAAAGTGGTCAAGAAGGCAAGAACTTACGTGACGTGCTTTCAACATATGAAAAAGAAATGCAAATTAACGAACAAGTAATTGCACAAGCAGAGGCTGATGCACCAAAAACAGGATATGATACAAATCAATATTTTGTTGTTCCAACCGATAAAGCAGGTGATGTTGATATTGTTGATGACGGTTCAAACACTCCAACTTTACAAACACCAAGCGGAAACTATTATATTGCATATGGTGGCGGAGATGGTTTACCAGCAAACGGTTCACCGTACACATTTGGTACTTCTTATCCTAGCAGTCCTGATAAAGGTGCATATCATTTAAGAACAGATTACTATCCTAATAGACTGTTTAGATACGACGGCAATCATTGGATTAAGGTTGAAGATGGTGCAAGAATGAGTTTAACTAACACTGTACAAAATAGTGTTGTTAATGAATTTACAAACAATACAGAAACATATACAAATAGAAAAGGCAACACTCAACTAGAGAAACAGCCTTTGTCAACTGCATTGAAACCTGAGGCAGACGCTTAATGGAACATTTTTACGACGGACAAATTAGAAGATTTGTTACACAATTCATTCGTGCATTTAGTAACTTTAGTTACAAAGACAGTGCCGGTACTTTAAGAAAAGTGCCTACCAGTTACGGAAACTTAACACGTCAGGTAGCACACATTATAAGAGATAATTCAGAAAACAAGGTCATTAGTGCGCCTCGTATTGCTTGTTATGTTACAGGGTTAGAGTATGCAAGAGAACGTGTACAAAGTCCAACACACGTTGATAAAGTTCATATTAGACATAGAGAATATGATGATGCAACAGGAACTTATAAAGACTTGCAAGGCGTTGGTAATACAGTTGAAAGATTAATGCCGGTACCATTTACACTAAGAATGAAAGCAGATATTTGGTCAACTAATACAGATCAAAAATTACAAATTATGGAACAAATTCTTGTTCTATATAATCCTGCACTAGAAATACAAACAACAAACAATTATGTTGATTGGACTTCACTTAGTTTAATTGAACTAGCAAGTGTAAACTATTCAACTAGAAGTATTCCTCAAGGAACTGAAACAGAAATTGATATAGGCGAAATGGAATTTACAATGCCTATATGGATTACACCTCCGGCTAAAGTTAAAAAACTTGGTGTTATTGAAAAAATTATTATGAATATTTTCGATGAAAGTGGAAGTATCAGTGACGGATTAATTGATGCAACTATACCAACAGCAACAGTTGTTAAGTCACCTGGAGATTATAAATTACTAGTTCTAAATAACACAGCACGTTTGTTACATGCACACGAAGGTGTAGACGAAAATAAAACTGGAACATTTACTACAACCGGCGATCCAATAAGTTGGTTTAAATTACTAGATCAATATCCTGGTAAGTTTACTGCTGGAACAAGCAGTATTAGACTTACAAAAAATGACAGCAATGAAGTGGTTGCTACAATTAGTTTGAACCCAACAGACGATACACAAATGGTATTGTCTATTGATAGTGATACTGTACCTGCAAATACAGCACTTGTGGACAGTGCAAACACTAGAGGAACTATAGATGCTATTATTGATCCTACAACTTTTGCACCTGATTATACCACAATAACAGCAGGAACAAGATATTTGATACTTAATGATATAAATCCAAATGTAAAAGGCGACAGTTCTGATGCTAATGCTAATGCTTGGCAAAATGCTGATGGTTCAATATTCAAAGCAAACCAAAACGATATTATTACTTGGAATGGTAATAGTTGGGAAAAAACACTAGATGCAAGTGGCTCAAACGACGGAGCCGATTCTGCTTCATCACCAGACACAGTGTACATAACTAATACATATACTGGAATTCAGTACAAGTGGGAGAACGGATCTTGGCTGAAAAGTTTTGAAGGTGAATACGAGGCAGATAAATGGAGACTAGTTCTGTAAAAGATATAATTTGTAGTGGTGCATTATTTTTTGCAAAAAGCACCGGAAGATTTCTATTTCTACAAAGAACAAAACATAAAACAGCAGGCCAATGGGGCCTAGTTGGCGGCATGAGTGAAGAAGGTGAAACACCTTGGAAAGCACTCGAACGAGAAATCAAAGAAGAAATCGGTGACACTCCAAAATTTGAAAAAATTATTCCATTAGAACTATTCACATCCAAAGATCAAAAATTCTTTTTTCATACGTATGTTGTAATCGTTGATAAAGAATTCATTCCTGTACTAAACGAAGAACACAGCGGTTATGCTTGGACAAAAGCAAAAGATTATCCAAAACCGTTGCATGTTGGATTACGTAACACCCTTCAAAATAAAGTAAATCAAACCAAGATTGACACAATAGTAGAAATAGTAAAAAGTTTATGATTAAAGTAATTGGCGATATAATGCTTGATCGTTGGATTCTCGGCTCAGCAGATAGAATGAGTCCTGAGGCTCCTGTACCTGTATTAAAAGAACAATCACAAGAATACAGTGTAGGTGGTGCAGGAAACCTTGCTTTAAACCTTGCAAATTTAAGCGTAGACGTTAGTTTACATGGCGCAGTAGGTAGTGACAAAGAAGGTTATAAAATTATTGAATTACTAAAAGACTGTAACACATTATCTAGCAATGTTTCATTTGATAATGAATTAACAACAACAAAAACTAGACTTGTAGGTCAAGGTGGTCAACATATTCTACGTTGGGATAGAGAAACGCACTATCAAGGTGACACAAAGAAATCACTTAATGTTAATAATGATGATGTAGTTGTAGTAAGTGATTACAATAAAGGTGTTATTGATCTAGAACTTATGAACAGTTTAAAAGATGTAAAAGTGTTTGTAGATCCGAAACAAATGCCACAGATGTATAAGGATTGTTTTTTAGTAAAACCTAATATGTCCGAATATAACAGTTGGTTTGGAGAGTTTGATGTTGCAAAAGCAAAGCAATATTTGGTTCAATTTAACTGGGAATGGTTAGTTGTTACTGATGGTGCAAACGGTGTGCATGTTATAAACAAAAAAGATCATTGGCATTTTAAAGAAGATGTTAGAGAAGTTGCAGATGTTACTGGTGCAGGTGATACTTTTTTAGCAGTTTTAGTATACGGTCATGTTATTAAAAATATGAATATACAAGATAGTTGTAAATTGGCCTGTTATGCAAGTGCTAGAAATGTTGAAAAAAGAGGAGTACATCCTGTAAGTTTTGAAGATTTGTATAGAGGCGTTGTATGGACTAATGGTGTATTTGATATACTACACCCAGGACATTTAGAACTACTAAAATATGCTAAAAATTTAGGACAAAAACTAATTGTAGGTATTAATGATGACGAAAGTGTAAGACGTTTAAAAGGCGAAGGACGACCTGTAAATGACTTTATAACACGAAAACGTCAATTAGAAATGCTACCTTGGGTAGATGAAGTTGTTGTATTTTCAGAAGACACACCTCAAAAAGTTTTAGAAAATATTAGACCCGATATTATTGTAAAAGGTGGTGACTATACTAGAGAAACAACAGTTGGTCATGAATTAGCAGAAGTGAAAATATTTCCTACAATTCAAGGTCATAGCACAACAGATATTATAGGAAGGATCAAAGAATGATTGTTGAAGCCTATTTGCCTAATTGGAAAGACTACGAAGAAATTTATAATGAATGGTCTGAAAAGAACAAAGAAAATTACAATACAGATAGTACTACCGTAGGGTTTGATATTGGACAACCAGGTATACCTAATGCATTTGATTCAAAAATAAAAGAAGATTATAATAAAGCAATACAAAGTATTATACCTAACTGGAATTTTGGAAAGATATTAAACATCTGGGGTGTATATTATAGAGATTTCGGATATCAAACACTACATAGACACAATCAAGATAGTGTTGCTACAATTTTATATTTCGATACACAACCTGAAGAAGATAAGTTGACAACACTAAACGGTTTAATGTATACTATATATGATGATGTTCATAGAACATTTAAGCCTGAACCAGGCAAATTAATTTTAATGAACTGGGACGTATGGCATGGAGTATATCCTGCTAAAGAGCCTAGAAGAAGTTTTATGGTGGACTTTGCTACATGAATATATTAATGACAGGAGACGCTGGATTTATCGGTCAAAATCTAGCATTTTATCTAGTTGACTGTGGACATAATGTTGAAGGATTTGATTGGAAAGGTCCTGATGTTTTACCTAATCCAGAAAAATTTGATTGGGTAATACACCTAGGTGCTATTAGTTCTACAACAGAAACAGATGTAGAGAAAGTGCTTAAACAAAATTATGAATTCACAATGAATCTAATTCAAATATGTGATAAATTTGGTGTTAACATGCAAATAGCAAGTTCTGCTAGTGTATACGGTCCGGGGTTAGATGGATACAAAGAAGATAGTAAATGTTTGCCCCAAAGTCCTTATGCATGGAGCAAGTATCTTATTGATAGATTTTTAATCGAAGCAGGTATCTACAATAAAGAGTTTAACATGAACATTCAAGTGTTTAGGTACTTTAATGTATATGGGCCAAAAGAAGAACACAAAGGCGATCAAGCAAGTCCTGTACATAAGTTTACTAACCAAGCCAAAAAAGATAAAGTGATAAAAGTTTTTGAAAACAGCGAAAACTATGTTAGAGATTTCATTTGTGTAAGTGATGTATGTAGAGTACACGAAAAAATGCTTTCACAAGATACTAGCGGAATATTTAATGTGGGCACAGGAACAACTACAAGTTTCCAAAGTGTTGCTGACACTATTGCTAATAAGTTTGGAGCAACTATTGAAACTATTCCTATGCCAGAAAAATTAAAAGGACAATATCAAAAATATACTTGTGCAGACTTGACAAATTTAAATAAACATTGTAAAATAGAAGAATATATGACAGTTAAGGAATACATTAATGCCTACTAATAGACTAAGTGGAAAAGTAGATAAAGGTTGGGGATATGAACTAATCTTTGCTACCAATGACAAATACTGCGGAAAAATACTTTTCTTTGAAAAGAAAGGTGCAAAGTTTTCAATGCATTTTCACAAAGAAAAAGATGAAACTTGGTTTATTAACAATGGTAAATTTTTACTTCGTTATGTAGATACAGCAAAAGCAGTAATGTTTACAAAAGAATTAGGACCAGGAGATGTTTGGCGTAATCCTCCATTGATGCCACATCAATTAGAAGCATTAGAAGATAACTCTAGTCTTACAGAAGTAAGTACACCAGACAGCGTGGAAGATAATTATAGAATTATTCCTGGTGATTCACAAAAAGAAGATAAAACTACTTAGTTTTCTTTTTAATATAGCGGTAAGCCGCATATCCAATCAATAGCACAACAATAGTACCGATACCATCTACCCAAGATGTTTCGTTCATTGCTCTAATTAGATCTGCTGTGATTTCCATTATGCTTGTGCCTCTGACCAACGTAGAATAATTTCCCCTGTAACGTCAGTACCGGATGTTTTATACACGTTTAGTGCTAACACATCTGGACCATTTGGAAATGTACCTCTACCACCAAGTGTGGTATTAGTTAATTCTTTGATGAATGATAGATCTAGTGTAGATCTTTCGCCTGGTCTAGCAACAAAACCAAAGATAGTTTCGCCTGGTTGTGCAAACGGTGGTTGTGTAAAGTCAAAGGTTATTATATCTGTACCTTTGGTAAGTGTACTAGAATCAGTACTCTGAGAAAACTGTACTTTATAGTATTCTGTTGAACCATAACTTTCTAATGATACACTTGATACTGATGTATTTGCAGGAAATCTAGTTTCACTTGATGCAACTGATGTACCTTGGGTAGCACCCGCCGCTTCCCAACTTGCTTTTGTAAACCAAATTTCTGAAGTCGGTGGATTTTTAAATGTTTTTGTAAATGTTAAGTTAATATTACCAACTGTTACGTTTCTTAAACCGTTACTTGAAACATAAATTGGTCTTAGTGTTCCTGAACCATTACTACCTGTTGTCCAAGTTCCAACTTGTGTAATTGTTGTTCCTGCTGAAAAGTTTACGTTATCACCAACCTCTGTACCTAATTCAAATAAACCTGAATTTGCCTGATAAAATGCTTCTGTAACAAAGAATAAATTTCTACCTGCTCTAATAGTATTATCCCAATAATCGTTATTAGATCTGTATCCTCTATCAATAGCAACAACCGTTTCTGTAATTGGTGCAAGTGTAGTTGCGGCTCTTGTTATTGTAACCGCACCTGAGTTCCAGTTAACCGATCCACCTGGTGCAATCTGTGCGAAACTTGGCTGACCACCTTGTGCAACACCTGTTAATCCTTGCCAGCCAATATCGTCTGGGTTAGCAGGATAGTTTTGTGGGTTTAAAACTCCTGTTACAACAATGTTACCTGTTTGCCCACCGGCATTAGGTTCTGTGGTAATTTCCAAACCTTCTAGTAGTAACTGTGCTCTATTAATTAATTCTCTTTCACCTAAATCACCTACAAGTGCATTACTAACACTTGGTGCAAGTCTAATTAGGAATGATGTAAATGGTGTAGTACCAAATGAAACACCTGTCGCCGCGTATGAGAATAAGAAACCTCTATCTGAATCAAATCCACCGTCTGTAATAAATGATGAACCCCAGTGTTGAATAATTGGAGTAGTTGTATTACTTACAAGTACCAGTCCGGTTTTGGCCGCGTGTGATGCCGCAGGTCCTGCTGTATATGATCTTGTTGCACCTGAAGCAAATTGTTGCAACGGTGCTCCACGTGTACAGCCTGTAAGTGTCTTTCCTGTAATTCCAGTATAGGTTATTAATTCGTTATCAACGTAAATTGTTCCACCATCTTCTGGAAAATCTGTTGTATCTTCGAGAAGTAATTCTGTATCCGATATGCCGACATTACTTGATAATTTACCAATAGCACTTTCATTAATAACTTCGTAACGTACAGGTTGGTTACCAGTACGCATGTATGCTTCTGTATTGATGTTTGAGTTACGCATTCTATGTGCCATTATAAAATCACCATTACTTCCTCTAAACATATAATCAATAAATCCAGCACCATACCATGAATATTGAATTCCAATCATCTGCATGTATGTAACATCTAAGTCATAACCTGATTTACCAGTTCCGTCACAGTTGTCTCTGTTCCACTGACCTTGTTTTGCTTTTTTATCTACAACCTTAGCCATCTTAGCACCACTAATATCAGTAACTCCTCTAAAGTCAGGTGCTACATTGATACTAGATTGGTTATTAACTTTTGTAACAACATGGGTCATACCACGTATAACAATTCTGTCACCGACACTTAATTGATCTTGAAATCTTGTGTTAGTGCCTGTAATTTCGTTTTGATCTCTATAGGCTGTACAAGTTCCTGATAATTGGAAAGTTGCACTACGTTGTACACAATATAAATTTTTTCCGTTGTATTCAAAGAAAATACCATTTTGATCATCATATGTACCTGCTCTTACCACAGACCCGTGCCATGTACGTGTTTGTACCTGTGGGTTATCTGTAAGTGTTGCAGTAGTGGCGCCTAAAATATATTTTGCTCTTACAGTAAATTGACGTTCATCAATTATACTATCTACACTATAATTTCCGTCATACCCAGGTGTAACAATACCTTTTAATCTAATACCAGCACCAACTTGTAGTCCGTGATCTACGTCATCAGTGGTTACTGTAATAACACTATTAACTGCTATACCACTTGCTGTAATGCTTAATAAGTCGTAACTTGGTGCAAACAAAGCACCAGTTGTGTACATAATACCTTTACCTGACTGATATCTAATATATTTTTTACTTTGACGTATTGCTTGTGCACCATGAACTGGTGAACCGGTACCTAACTGTACACCTCCGTCAAACGGTCTATGAATAAAGAATGCATCTGGTCTTGGATAAACTGTACCTTGTATAGGTTCATCATTGTTTGTACCAGTTGAAATATTACCTACTGATAATGCTTGATATGATATTTGATCTAAAGCACTTACAGATGTTGCTATAAATGATCCTGCCGCTAGATAGTGATTGTTTGTTCCGTTGTCAGAAGCAACACTAACAATAAATGTTGACCCTGGTACTAATCCGTGTGGACTACCAAATGATACACTAATTGTTGCAAGTGCATCAAAGTCGATTGTTGTGCCTTGTGGCAATAATCCTGTTGTGCTTTCTGACATAGATACTGTGCTGTAAACAGTTAGTGTACTGCCTTGCGTCGCACTACCTGTTCCTGTAGAATCAACAATATCTCCACTTGCACCTACTGTATCTATAGAAACAATTAAGTCGTTAGCAGGTGACTGACCACCTAAATTTTGCCCAGAAATAGCAATTCTATTTCCTACTTTGTATCCCGTTCCCGGCGTTGCAATAGCACTAATTGTATAAATCCCATTGTTTCTATTAATATCAAAACTTGCACCATTACCACTTGGTGATTCATTAAATCCTTCAACTCCAGTAAACGATCCATTACCTGAAACAGCACTACCACTACCGGTAACATTAATAATACCACCAATACTATCAACAGCACCTGTGACTGTCATAGTAGCATCATTATCTGGACTAGTGCCACCTAGGTCACTACCAAGAATTACAATCTCATCACCTGTTGCATAACCTTCACCACCGTCAACTACTGTTCCGGTATAGTTTCCGCCACTAGTTGAAATGTTAAAAATTGCTCCAGTACCAACTAAGTTTGTACCACCGATACTTTCATAAGTTTGACTGTTTAAACCTGTACCTGAATCTGTAAAAGCAGTAATAGTACCATTGACATCAACAGCAGTAACAGTTAATGTTAAATCGTTAGTAGGACTTGTACCTCCTAATTGATCACCACTAATTGTAAGTGTATCTGTAGTAGCAAAGTTTACACCGCCGTCTTGTAGTGTGACGGTATATGTTGTTGCGTCTTTTAATACGTCAACGCCTGCAAGTGTACCTGAGCCTAATGTTGTGTATGTTAAACCAGTATAGTTTACGTTTGCGTCTGTGCTACTACCACTTGATGTAATAGTTAGAATGTTACCAAAACTATCTACGCTATCTACAGTAATCAAACAGTCATGTGTACTATCAAGACCACCAAGTAAAGAACCTAGAACATTAATTCTATCACCTACTCTATAATCAGTCGAAGCGTTTGGACTGAATATTTCAACTGTATAGTTTACACCATTTTTTGTAATATTAAATGCCGCACCCGTACCATTACCACCTAGTGTAGTACCACCTAAATTTGTATACTGTGCAACACCGTCAAAACCTGTTCCACTAAAAACAAAAGTAATAACTTGTCCTGGAGTATCAGAATCAGTTACACGTATTTCAATATCGTGTGTACCACTTTGGCCGCCAACTGAACTACCGTCGATTATAATATAATCACCAATTTCATATCCACTACCTGGAGCATTACCTACAACATTGTAAGTACCATTGGTTAGTGTTACATCAAAACTTGCTCCTGTACCTTGTGGACTTACATTGTTACCTTCAACTCCTGTGTAATCAACATTATCACCAGATAGTTCGTCTCCGGTTCCGTTTAACAGTGTAATCTGTTGTCCAGCAACTGTTTGAATAAAGTTTGCATTACCGCCATCATCAATTGCCATGTTTTGTAAAACACCAGTTGTGTCTGCTACTGTGATAGTGCTACTTCCTGCAGGAGCATCTTCCGATACATTTAAAGTTAATAAAGGATTTCCGCCTGTTCCAACAACACCAGTAACCTGAGAGCCGGCTGGAATAAATGCAGATCCTTGATCATCAAGTGGTGCACCTAGTTCTGGAACAGTACCATAGAATGGCAATCTTGATTGGCCACTCGGTGTTCCTAGTGCTAGTGTAAAACTACCCTGACTCCCGTTTGATGTAACAGTAAATGTTGGTGCTTCTGAAATGTTAGCACCGGTGTAAAATCCACCTTGTCTTACTTGTACATACGGAGTGTATAATATCTCTGGGTTAGTTACACCAACTTTTGATTTTGCGTAATATGTAAATGTGCTTTCAGTAGGAACTCCTGTAATAATAAATGAGCCTTCTGCTCTTTGGGCACCTTTTATGCTAGGTTCTAAACCTTTAACAGTAACAGGAGTACCAATATCGAATCCATGTGGTCCTAGTGTGGTTACTGTAATTAATGATTGACCAACTCCGTTTGTACCTGCTGACACGTCTGAAGTAACATTTGATATTGTGGTATCAGTTCCTGGAATTTCATATATAGAAGGATATCCTCGTAACATACCAATGGCTTGCCATTTAGTAGGCTGTAGGCCATACTCAAAGTCAGCGTCAAGCATTGATAAAGGATTACCAACTCTGTGACGTTCAATAGCATCAGTACCAAAATCGTATGGTCGTACAGTTTGTTCTGGTTTATCAACAAAGATTTGTAAATTATCAGTTGCTTGATCAGTTGAAGTATCAGCATATAATTTTAACGTTGTTACATAATCACTGTTTTGTAGATAATTGTAAAAATCTCTATCGTGCTCAAAATCTAATTGTTGAAAATCTCTGTCTGCTCTGTCAAATTTGATATATTCACTATCAGCAAGTAATCCTGTATCTGTAAAATTATAAAGTACTTTACCTCTAGTAACGTTAGAGATAAGCAGAATATCTTCTAGTAACACACGACTTGGAATCCTAATACGAGAATATTCGTTGTACTCGGTATCAGGCATTTGTCCTAATCCTGAAGTAATAACATTAATAGTAATATTTGCAAGAGTTTGTAGACGTGTATCTGCACCTGATTCTGGTGCAGAGCCTGATGTTACTTGAGGAATGGCGCCTTGATATGGTGTAGATTGTGCTGTTTGAAGTAAAATATTATTAAGAATTAAATTTCTTAAAAATGTGTGAGTTTCGATTTCTGGAGTTCTAGAACCGTCAACCTGTGGAGTATCTCCGTCCCAATATTTGGTAACAACACTAACAGTTTTTTCATTTCCGCCATAACGTAAGTCATTTTGATATGCATCAATAACATAACCTACATCACGATCACATTTATCGCTATCAAATGTGTAACCATTCCAGTCACCGATTCCTTCGATAACTTTTGCATTAATAAATGCTCTAATTTCTGCCTTCATAAAATTGGTGTTAGCATCAAAAAGTGCCCAAGCATTAGGATACTTGTTACCTGTATATGATATGCCTGGTGTAAATTTAAATTCTGTGACTCTGGTTCTTGCCATTCTATTTTTCCTATTATCTTATACTATTTACCATATTATGTAATTGTGATGGCTCCGTACATTCCGCTGTGTAAACTGCACTGATAGTATAAAGTCTGTCCTGTGTACCCAGTAGTATTTAATATAACTGTACCACTGGTGTTACCTTGTCCGGACACACCTGATGCTTGGTTTCCTGTGCCTGTGCCTGGAGTAGTTTTAATATAAAACGGATGTCCAGAAACGCTGACATTAAATGTAATAATATCTCCATCATTTACTGCAAAACTAGCATTATTTCCTGATACAGGCCCGTTTCTATCATTACCAGTTGATATTGAGTAATAAGCACTACTTGGTGCAGTAACTGACGCACTGTAACTGTTTCCTGATCCTTGGCTCGAATCTGTTATAGTAACATTTACATTATCTTCATCATTATCAAGAGCAAGATTTAAAATTTCATTACCTTCAGTAGTAAGATCTGCTGTTGTTTGAAGCACTAATTGACTTGTGTTATTTTGTATATTAAATGCACCAGTTAAATTTGCATTGTTGATGTCTGCACTAGATACACCTGTAATTGTATAAGCAACATTTGTACCATTTGCAACATTAGAAGTTGAAAGCGTAATTGTAAATGTACTACCTTCATTAACTGTATCTGCACTAGAAGAAAGGGCATAAGTTACAACAGGTGCAACACTTGTATCATTAATAGTAATTGTTTGACTTAATCCGCCGGTAGTGTCGCCATTGCTATCTGTATCAGCAAGTGTGAACACAAGACTTTCGCTACCTTCTGTTGTAGTGTCTTCGGCAATAGTAAATGTTACACTGCCTGTTCCACTGCCTGCATCAGCAACATATCCTGACACGCC